GCCAAAAGGCTCGTATGAGGCCCCCCTGGCAGTCGCACTACACCGGATGATGTGCCAGGGGCCGGGCCGGGCTGGCCAGCAGTCGCTTCATGGCCCGCTGCGCCACTTCCAGGAACATCGGGTCCAGCGTGCCGTGGAAGGCGTGCATGGCGATGTAGAGCTCGCGCTCGTCGCCCTGGATGTTGTTGTCGTCGAGGAACTGGCCGAGCGGAATGGGATGGGTGTCCGTATCGTAGACCTCGATCAACTTCTGCAGGAAGTGGTCGGCCTTCTGCAGATCCTGGCGGCCGTTCTTGTCGCGCCAGCGGAAGACGTATTTGGTGACCTGCCCCTCCAGGTAGCCGTAGTCGTGGGACACCACGAAGTCCCAATGCTGGATCGCCTTCTGGTAGTGAGCACCCCCCACCTGTCGGGAGTTGGCGAGGCTCATCTCGCTGCCGTCGGGCTGGTCGTCATCTTGCTGGGTCATCTGTGCATCCTTCTCATCCCTGGACAGGGTTCCGTCCAGCAGGTCGTGGATCCAGGTCAGGACGACTTCCTGGCCTTTCGCGTCGGTGACTTCTCCCCGCACGAGTTTCCGGTAGAACTCGTAGGCCTCCAGGAGGCGAGGGGGAAGACGGTGGTGCCGGTAGAGGTCGCGAATCCAGTTCGCGGCCAGGGCTTGCGCGCTCTTGTCGGCCACCGCATTGGCGAAGACAGACAGGAGGGTCTTGCGCCCGGCCGTGATCTCGACGGCGCTGTCGGGCTGGCCTTGCTTCTTCACAGGACCAGCCCCGCTTCGCGTGCGAACTTGAACAGCGGCGTGGGTATCTCCTTCTCCTGTGCCTGGATGTGATCCGAGATCTTCAGCAGGGTCTCGGTGAAGTTCTGGTTGCCGACCATCACCTCGCGCTGAGCATGTAGCCCGGCCTCGATCAGGTCCGCCCATTCCAGCCAGTGTGCGATCCGGATGGGCAGCATGTCCTCGTGCATGATTCCCATGGTGCGGGCGACGCTGACCTCGATACCGCGATGCTGGTCTGTGCGAGCGGGCCGGGGCATGTCGCCGATCTGTCCTTCGGCGAGGTCGTGCTCCAGCGCCGCGCGCACTAGCACCCGGAACAGTTCCGGGGGGCCGTCGTAGGTCCGGCTGATCAGCATTGCAACCCCCCACAGATGGGAGGCCAGATTCTGCGGCCGGGAGTTCGGCATCGTGTGCCAGCGCGTGACGAAGTAGCCGACCTTGATCAGGTCGTGGAGGGGTGTGGTCATATCACTTCACTCCATACATGCGGGCGGCCTGGAACCAGTCGCAATCCTCGAACACGTCCAGGATCGTCAGGTCCCTTTGGTGCCACGCCGCCAGCATGGGGAACACCACGTTGTCGATGAACCGATTGCCGGACTGGCAGGGCTCGAAATGCGGCTCGAAGTCCGACGATGCCAGCCACATGAACATCACGTTCAGCTCGTCGATGAGGCTGTTCGTGTCCAGGGGGATGCAGGGCGCCGTCTGCACCGTGTGGGTGAAATCCAGCATCCCCTTGCCGGGACCGAACTCGGTGTAGATATGGGCGTTCGTGCTGATCTGGTGCAGCAGCCCCGTGGGAATGCCGACCATGGACGCGATGTATTCCTGCAGGAACGAGAACTGCACGATGTTCGCGCCGAGCATTCCCCACAGGACGTCGTTGCTGCGGTTGAAGACCGTGAGGTCCAGCGCCCCGTCCACCACCCGCAGGTTGACATGGACGTTGCAGGGAATGTCCTTGCTGTCGGCGCCCAGGTCCGCGACCGGGTTCCAGATGGACATGGTCACCCGGCGGCTCTTGGGATCCTCGCGCAGCATCTTGATCGCCAGCGGGATCTGGTCGGCGAGTCGCTTGCCGTAGTGACCCCGGATGGTCTCGCCGTCGTCGCTGTAGTCCTTGAACCGCGGCACGATGCCGGAGAACGGCTTGAGCAGGTTGACGCGCGACAGGATGCTCAGCCCGTCCAGCAGAAACAGGAACGGGTTGGCGCGACGGCGCGGGCAGAGCAGGACGCGCTCCATCGGCCGGGCAGTCGTCACGGTCAGCGGCAGCGGGTAGGTGACGACCTTTCCGTTGCGGCTGTCTTCCATCTGCCCCTGGCGCATGATGCGCTGGGGGAGGATCGCGATGGCGTGATTCACGTTGTCGTATTGGACATGCATCTTGTGTGCCCCTCCTGGCGGGCAAGCCTAGCGTAGCACGGCGCGGGCCTTGCGACCAGCCTCGTAAGCCTGTTTCCAGGCGATGCGGGTCTCCAGGCGATCCTTGTTCCCGAACCCCTTCCAGTTATTGTTCGTCTTGCGGACAAGGGTGACGAAGTCCGGGTGCAGATCGTGCAGCATCTGCGCGGCCTGATCCGAGAGGTCCTCGCTGCGGAACGTGGAGCACCCCCCTCGCGCATTGGATCCGCCGACTTGGTCCTGCGCCCACTCGTAGATGGAGCAGTTCGGCAGACCGGCACGCAGGAGCTGGAGGGTCATATCCAGATCCTGCTTCAGCGGCACCCGATCGAACCGAGCGGAGGGGGGCATTTTCTGCTTGTCGTAGCCCACCACGCGAATGATGCGCTCGTTGAGGACATAAGGCTCGGTCTTCAGGTTGTTGCCTTGGCGAAGGCTGACGCCGACGTGGGCGTATCGCTGAAGTTTGGAGCGGATGGCGGCCAGGAGGTCGGCCATGTCCGGGCCGGTTGCCTCCTTCAACTTCGTGCGGTCCGCCGGATCCTTGCGACTGAAGCGCAGGTCGTCGTCCAGCATGACGAAGTAGCGCGTCTCGCAGTTCTCCAGGATATACTGGCGCGTCGCCGAAATGCCCTTGACGGACTTGGGCAGTCGCATGAACGAGCACATGGGATACTTCATGCGATACTGCTCATACTCGTGGGGCTGCACCACGAGCGTCGGGTTGAGCACGCCCCCCGCACGCAGATAGATCATGGTGGGCTGACTGTCCGATCGGCCCAGCGTCGGTATGAACCACGTTATGTCCATGACTTGAACTCCCTGTAGCGCGACCGAACAGACCCCTCGTTGTTCGTCAATCGCACATACTTGTCATACTCGCAGAAGACGTTCTGCTGGTCCATGAGCTCCAGCCTCTTGTAGATGACTGGCAGGCGAGCGGCGCAGCGGGCATAGGCCGCGCGCACAACGTCAAGCCACTCATTATAGGGCATACTTGCGGACAACGGCTGGCCGATGAGCCTGTTGACGCCGCGGATGCTGCCCGGCCCCTGCGGCGCCCAGGTGAGTCGGTCTGTCCACGGCAGCTCTGGGTGAATGTGTCGAAGGTCGGCGACCGCCTGCCCGGCCATGAACGAGCCGAGGCCCGGCTTGCCGTTGAACCACTTCCAGACTTCCTGCATCGTCTGTGGGCGAGGGTCGATTGTCCTTCGTGCTTTCCACAGAGGGGCCAGCACCTTCTGCGTCACCTGCAGAATCTTGTCACCCCCCAGCGCTCCGTTGATGATGTAGGCGCCGGTGAACACCTTTTCCCTGCATCGCTTGCGGGCCAGCATCACCTTGGTCCACTCGGGCTCCAGATAAGGGGAGGGATACGACAAGTCTTGAAGAGTGCCGGGCCAATTGATGAGGCGGCCCGCGACCGCGGCCACGAGGCGATTCTGGAACCCGATGTCGGGGTATGTCTGGTGCCAGGACAAGAGCCACTTGCTGACTCGGTCGTCCATACGGCGGACGTTGCACCACCGATAGGTGGACAGGAGGCAGTCGTCTGTCCAGGGCTTGGGAGCGTTGGATTCACGGTTGCACCGGAGAGCCTCGCGGGCTTCGATCCAGTGACACATGATGTCGAGTTGTTCTGGGAGGATGCGGTCGCCACGGCGCTTGATGATAACCATTGTCACCCCCCTAATACAGAACGAGGGGGGCAGTTTCCCACCCCCCTCATCCGCGCGCCAGCAGGAATCAGCCGACCGTGATGTATTCGGCCTTGATGCACACCGACAGGTATCCGCGCGCCGACGGGAGCTCCGCCGCCTCGCAGCCCTTCATGAAGGCGCCGACCGTCTTGGACTTCTTCAGCACGTCCCACTTGCGCTGACGGAAGGAGCCCTCGGCGAACTTCGGCGCCTTGTTGATGATGGTGATGGCCATGTCGTCCTTGAGGTTCGGCTCACGCGGCGGGGGCGCCCGCTTCGCGCCGTCCTTGGCCGGGGCGGCCGACGACTTCACCTTGGACTTCGGCTTCGGGGCTTCCTCCTCCTCGGCTTCCTCCTCGGCTTCCTCCTCGGTTTCCTCCTCCGGCTCGGCCTTCGCCTTGGCCTTCGCCTTGGGCGCCGGGGCGGCGGGCTTCGCCTTGATCTTCGCCTTGGGCGCGGGCTCTTCCTCCTCGGCCTCCTCCTCGGCCTCCTCCTCGGCCTCCTCCTCGGCCTCCTCCTCGGCCTCCTCCGGCTCCGGCGCGGCCTTGGCCTTCACCTTGCCCTTCGCGGCCTTCTTGGGGTTGAGCACGAAATTGCCGTCGTCGTCCGTGGTCAGCGTCAGGCCCTTGCTCTCGAGCAGCGCCTCGAGATCCTTGCGCGCCGAGGCGACGTTCTTGACCTTCGTGGCCTTGCCGTTGATCTCGGTGAGGATATCGGCCAGATCCGAGGCATCCAGCTCGCTGATGTCGACTTCGTCCGCCATAGCGGTCTCTCCTGGGTTCGTGTGGATCAGGGCACCCTGCCCCGACCCACTCATTATACTGCCTTGATTGGTCCAGCGCAAGGGGGAAAATTAGGCCCCCGTGCTGCCGAATCCCCCGCTTCCGCGCGCCGTCGGCGTCAGCTCCTTCACGTAGTCGATGTCCGCCCGAATGAAAGGGGCGAACACGGCCTGCGCGATGCGATCGCCGCGCTTGACTTCGTAGTTCGCGTCGCCCAGATTCATGAGCACGATCATCAGTTCCCCCCGGTAATCGCAATCCAGGGTGCCGGGCGAGTTCAGCACGAAGATCTTGTGCTTCGCCGCCATGCCCGACCGACTGCGGATCTGGAGCTCGTGCCCAGGGGGGACCTCGAACATCAGCCCGGTGCGGAAGATGCGATGGGTGCCGTGATAGATCACGCCGCTGTCGGCGCTGGCGATGTCCATGCCCGCCGCGCCATCGGTCGCATATGCGGGCAGTGAGTGGGCATGTTCGAGGGTGGCGACCTTGAGCCTCATGGCAGCTCCCTCCGGCCGACGGTGCCGGGCTGGAAGCCGGGCGTCTTGCTGTTGTCCAGCACGATGGCCGGAATGGTGGAGTCGATGGCGACGCGCTGCACGTCGAAGAACTTCCCCTCGCGCTCGGTGCCGTCGTCCTTGACGGGCGGGCTCAGCAGGACCTGGGTGCAGCCGCTGAGATATTCCACGACCGCGGTCACCCGACCCCTGAATCCGGTGACCTTGTCCGAACCCATGAAGCCGAGCATGTTATCGTTTCGCATAGTGATTCATTCCTTGGTTGAAGTTGATAGGCACGTCAGGTGTCGCCATTGAGCTCCTTGCAGTAAGCGATGAGCGCGGCCTTGGCGACCGGCCGTGATGGATAGGGACCGTGGCGATCCGCCCAGGTCTCGTCCCAGAACCACCACTTTCCCCCGTGCATGTGGAGAGGGTCGTTCAGGAAGTTGAAGCCTGCCGCCTGGACGATCGCCTTCACAGCCTCGTAGTGCATGAGGATGACGGCGCGAGAAGAGGGCGGCTTGCGCTGAGCCTGCGCCTGCTCGTGCCTCGCCATTTCCGTGCGGAACTGGAACATAGCGCGAGCCAGCGGCTCGTCCCTATCCATGTAGAGTTCGAACGCTTCATCTTCGGTCATCGCACAAGCCGCAGCAGGGGGGCGGGATGACGACGGCCGAGGCCGAGTGCGCGCCTCATATCATTGGTCGTGTCGATCAGGGGCGGAGCGCGGTTCAGGCAGACCCGATACCATGCGTCGCGCATGGCGGCCGACTCGCAGCGGAAGGGTCCCCCCTCGCGGAGTCCGCAGGCCCAATACCATCCAGTGAAGATGGGCGGCTCCTTCGGGTCCCGCATGTTGTTCCAGATCTTGATCGTCTCGCGGTTGGCGAAGGTAATCAAGACCCGCTTGGATTCCAGCGCGCGCTGGATGGCGTCGGTGAGTTTCACTTTAATCCTCCCGAATGCCGAGGAACACGGGAAAGCGCGGCTTGTCCTTGATGCCCGTGGGTTGAAACTTGAACTTGATTTGCTTGCCGATGGGCGGGGCGGCCCAGAGCGCGTCACGGGTGGCGAA